ATTGCATTATCCTCATTCACTAACGCAACTTCGGGAGATTCTCGAACATGAAAACCAGTTAAGCCAAACCCCGGATACAAGTGTCCCAAATCAAATTCAATCCACTGATTAAAGTGACGAGGGCGGGCATTCAGCATGGCCTTATAGAGCTGGTGCTGATTGCCTTTCTCGACCTGCGGCTCAAGATACTCCAAGATCTCGTTGCTGATCTCGTAGGTCACACTGCTTTGAATCCGGTTAGTTCTTTCTCTTAATGTTTTTTTTACATGGACTTTCCACCCTTTAGGATGTTCAAAGTCTTCTAAACCACCCAAGCGTATAAACGGCTTCTGGATCGCGTGGATAACTTCCTGTTTAAGCTGACCCAGTTCCAGTTTTTCTCCTTCGTGGCTACTCATTGGTCTTCGGTCCCTCATAATCCGCGAAACAGGGGCCAAAAAAATCATCCTGATTCAAGTTATCCAGTTCGGATGACTCGGTATAGATCACAAGATCCGCGCCATTCATTGCCGTATCGTAAACAATACTGTCAAATTGAACTTTGTTGACGCCAAAGTGAACGCTTATCCTATGCGAATTGATGTTGATTAATTTGCCCAACTCTTCAAGGCTGATCGAATTTGCCAAATCGATTATGTTGAAATCTTTATTTCTTTGAAGTTTCATAAATTACCCCTAGTCGTCGGACCATTGCATTTCGTTAATCGACGCCTTGATATGGATGATGGGGTCTTCGCACTTGGCATACGCAATTTTTAAACCTTGAACTAACGGTTCCAGGAGTGCAGCTCGACGTTCAAACGTCATAAGCTCCCAAACCTCCGAATCGACGTTAATCGGAATGCGAGTCAACAATTTTTTCCTTTGCGAAGGCAGGTGACCTTCAACGTAGACATCGACTCCCGCGTCGCGGTAAATGTGATCCCGGTGCAGGGACGGATCGCAAATCTGATAAACCGGGCCTTTAGTTTCTTGCGCGTCTATCTGCTGCTCCAGCTCAAAAATCTTTTTGCGCAATTCTTCTTTCTCTTCGTGCTCTTTAATCTGGTTTTTTATGCGGTACTCCTCAAGCTCTTCGTTCTTTTCAATATCGTCCTTCAGCTTCTTGACCTTGTTTTCAAGTCGCTTGACTTTCTTGGTCAACTCTTCGTTCTGCTTCTCCATTTCGCTCTTTAAAACCATGCTATTTCTCCTGTTTTAGTTGGTGATTTCGGCGGCGGGTTGCCACCACTGAGATAAGTTCCGCGCCCACTGGAACGTGGGCCTGTGCTTCAGAAATTGGTATTGCTTTTATGGTGCGCTGATGGCACCCGTCGTCGGTCTTGTAGACCACTGCTACATCAAATTTCGCTACTTCCATGTTTGTCCCCTGCTTCTTGTTTAAGAACCGCGTCTAACCGAACACGGTCCTCGGTGCTGATGTGTTTTTTAATATTCAGGATCGACATGCCGAGAGCGTCGATCCCGTATTTCGCGCTAAACTCTTCGCAAAGCTCAACGAACGTCATTTTTCAAAAGGCCCCAAGAGCATGTCCGCGATTTTATTTCCGTGGTCCGCGTCCTGAATCGCTTTCATAGCCATCAACTTCCCTGCAGCGTTGGATAACTCCGGAAAGGACCTGTCAAAAGACTCGGTATCTTCTTCGGCGGACTCAACCGGACCTTCTTTCGATTCATACGTTTCAAAACAATTGACCCATTGGGACAATTCTTTGTCCGTCATGTTCAAAAGTTCTTCCAATCGTTTGCGAATTGTTTTCGCCAACACCTCGTGCGGAATCTTATCCGGATCTTCAAAAATACTTTCCACGTAAAAATTTACGTCATAGATGTGGGTATATGCTTTCATTACACCGCCTCCTGTAACGCAGTCACGTTGATCTCGTCGGTGGTCAAATGGGCATATTCGGGGTTCCGGGTCACGTTGGCACACAACATGACATTGCCTTTCGCATCGTGCTTGAAAGTAAACGCTACGGTGTCACCCTCGGCAGCTTGCTCACGTAAAACAGGAGCGGGGATGTTGTAACGCTTGTCCTTGCGTCCGTTCCTACCTGTCACGACATAGAACTTGATTGTCGTTTCTGTGCCGTCGGTGAAGTGCAGCGGCATTTCTTTCTTGTTGCCGTTGGTCATGGTGTCGAAATCGACTCCCAACAACCGCGCCAAGCGGACCAGCTCTTTGAAGCAGTCCGGGTTACCTTTCTCGATCATGGTTCTGGTCAACGTCTTGCTGACCGGTGGTATCAATAGATCCATTAGTCTTCCTTTTGTTGTAGCTCATCGAGCTTGTTGTTGATCTCTTGGAGAGAGGACTGGATGTCTCGCAGCATGGACCACGCTTCTTGCAACTCTTCTTCTGATAACGTGATTTTGATCTCGATCTTTTCCATTCGTTTCTCCAAGTCGGTTTCCGATCATAAGGGTATTTGTTTTGATATGCAACACCTCCTATATGAAAGTTCTTTATTACTTTTAGTTATAAGCTTATTCCATATGGGTCTTGATAGGTATGCGAGAATATGGTAAGATGTAGGTTGGGTCGTATACTCTCTGTCGAAACTGACCCTCTCGATTGTTCTTTAACAGGCCGCTGCTGCGGGAATCGCTGCCGCTGCGGCTACAACTTACAACAACTAAACGGAGGTTCATCCTATGATGGATTTTTATGAAACCGATGGCGGGCGACTATGCCGCACTTTCAAAGACGATTGTGTCGTCAGGTCAATCAGCATCGTTTTACGGTGCCCATATAAAGAGGTCTTCGAAGACCTCATGCATTTGGGCCTTGAGATGGGAGCTTATCCAAACTACGACAAAGTTTGGATCAAGTACATCGAGTCAAAGGGTCTTGTAAAACACAAGCCACCCCGAGACAAAAACGGCAAGCTAATCAAGCTGCGCGATTGGGATTTCAAAGGCCGAGCGGTAGTGGTCAACTCCGGGCATTTAACCGCCGTTGATGGTGGAACAGTGACCGACTCTTGGGACTGCCGATATCGACCAGTAAACTCATACTGGGTTTACGCATAAAAAACGGGGGCTTCGGCCCCCAACTCCTAAACCAACTTAAAGGAAAAATTATGTGCGATACAAAACTTGAAGTGACCGTCCGAGAGGGCGTCAAAATTCAATATCGGTGCGGGGACCACGGACCAAGTGGCGAACGAATCGAATGCGACGAGTGTTTTGAGTACTATCGAGACAAACCGCGACTGAAATCATGGTCCGGGGATTCTTGGCAAGACTGGTAAAAATTAAGGGGCTTCGGCCCCTTTTTTGTTAATCGGCGTTATAATAAGAGATATTTTAACCAAACCTTATTTTTAAAAAAAATAATTTCAAAAATGCCGGTACTGGTGGGACTAGTGGGATTGCCCAGTAAAAACGCGGGTTTCAGCCGTACCGGCACGGTCCCAGCGTTGTTTAACAACGGGACAGTTTTCGTAAAATTGCGTTTCCACATAGGAGTTTTCAGAGGATCGTTTTTGTTTGTATTAAATATTACTGAAAAGTATTATATAGTAAGCCCGTTTTAGTTGAGGTGAGATTTGTCTTATGGCAGAACCAGCTATCAAGAAAGAAACAAGAGGCCGACCTCGTGTTAGTGAGGCGACTCGACTGACCGGAAAACAGGTCAAGTTTGTTGAACTGGTTGCGACCCGAGAAGGTCAGGACACTTTGCAGAACCTAGCAATCGAAGCTGGGTTTAGTCCGAAAGGTGCCAACACCCGAGCATACGAAATGCTCAACCCCAGGATTTCTCCACATATATGCAAGGCGTTGCGTGAACGCAGAGAACAGCTCGCGGAAAAGTATGAAGTAACCTATGCCAGACACATTCGTGATCTTCAGAAGATCCGTGATGATGCTCTTGCCAACGGAGCTTACTCGGCGGCAGTGCAAGCCGAAAAGGCGAGAGGGTTAGCGCAGGGTAATATCTATGTAAACAAGAGCGAGATCCGTCATGGGTCGATTGATTCCATGAGCAAGGAACAAGT